ATGCTCACCGTTAAGCAGATTGAAGCAGCTAAGCCGAAAGAAAAACCATACCGCCTTCTCGATGGTAATGGCCTGTACCTTTATGTCCCTGTATCCGGGAAAAAGGTATGGCAGCTTCGCTACAAGATTGACGGTAAGGAGAAAATCCTGACTGTCGGAAAATATCCGCTTATGACTTTGCAGGAAGCAAGGGATAAAGCATGGACTGCGAGGAAAGACATCTCGGTTGGCATCGATCCGGTAAAGGCGAAAAAGGCTTCGTCTAACAACAATTCCTTTAGTGCGATTTACAAGGAATGGTACGAGCACAAGAAGCAAGTATGGTCAGTAGGGTATGCGACTGAACTTGCAAAAATGTTTGATGACGACATTTTACCTGTCATCGGCGGCCTTGAAATTCAGGATATTGAGCCGATGCAACTGCTGGAAGTAATCCGCAGATTTGAAGATCGCGGTGCAATGGAGCGAGCCAACAAAGCACGCAGAAGATGCGGCGAGGTTTTCCGTTACGCTATTGTCACCGGCAGGGCTAAATATAACCCGGCACCTGACCTTGCTGACGCCATGAAGGGATACCGCAAGAAGAACTTCCCGTTTCTTCCTGCAGACCAGATCCCGGCATTCAACAAAGCACTGGCAACATTTTCAGGAAGTATCGTATCGCTCATTGCCACCAAGGTTTTACGCTATACAGCCCTAAGAACGAAAGAGCTTCGTTCCATGCAATGGAAGAACGTCGATTTTGAAAACAGGATTATCACCATCGACGCCAATGTGATGAAGGGCCGCAAGATTCATGTAGTACCGATGTCAGACCAGGTAGTTGAACTTCTCACTACGCTAAGCTCAATCACCAAACCAGTATCAGAGTTTGTTTTTGCCGGACGCAACGATAAGAAGAAGCCAATCTGCGAGAACGCGGTGCTACTTGTGATCAAACAAATCGGCTATGAGGGTCTGGAAAGCGGTCACGGATTCAGGCATGAATTCAGTACGATTATGAACGAGCACGAATGGCCTGCTGACGCTATTGAAGTGCAACTTGCACATGCCAACGGCGGATCTGTGCGTGGGATTTACAACCATGCTCAGTATCTCGATAAGCGCAGAGAAATGATGCAGTGGTGGGCGGACTGGATTGATGAGAAGGTGTCATAGGGAAGCAGAACAAAGCCTTGCAAACCGATGCAAAGCATTGTGTGTACCACGTTACAGTTAATGAAAAACAATCATAAATGTCAATGATGTACATCTGAGAACCACATGCATAAAACATGATTTCATTAGCTGATCAGAAGCTTCTCAAGTGCTACACTATCCAAGTCTGTTTTCGTCACGGTTAACTGACAAACAGGGCCCCGGCTATGAGAGTAGTTGGGGCCTTGCCATATTGGTGGATGGTTTTATGTGTACTTATCAGTAAAAACAAGCATATATCATTATCTTGGTAATCATTTTCATGGTGAATTTCAATGCCGCTTTATAACTACCCATTGTCTTTCTTTTGCATCTATTTGGCCATGCTTGCTGTACCAATAATGGCAACATCTATTTTCATTAGAAAGTCTACAGATCAGGGCAAAATTCAGTACATTGAAGGACTCAGGGGTTTTGCATGTATCGCCGTTTTCATCAACCACTCTGCTTACGCCATTGGTGATATGTTGATAAAAACTAAGAATATTGATTACTCTAACTTTTATCTTTTCAGCCAATCTGGTGCCTTGGGTGTTCAGATATTTTTTTGCATAACTGGATTTCTGTTCTCTTCAAAAATACTTTCAAATAATAAAATAGACTTTACATCATTTTACGCAAAAAGAATAAAGAGATTAGTTCCATTATATCTATTTACCGCTACTTTAATATCTGTAATATATTTTTCACAGATGTTAGGGAAATTAGACCTTCCTTTATTTGTCACTCAATTACTTAAAATATTTGGGTTTGGTTTTTTTGGAACTGAGCTATACTGGGGCGCACATAGAGATGCTACTTTAAATATAGTATTGTGGACACTCCCATATGAGTGGAAGTTTTATGCATCTATCCCATTCTTAGCGACTGCTCTCTATACTAAAAAATTCAAGTACATGGTAATTGCTTTTGGGTGCTTTGTATTGATCAACGATTTCTATGAAGATAAAGTGTTGTGGTCGTACTTTGTAGCTGGGGCTCTTTGCGCAAAAATCAAAGAAATAAACATAGAAAAAACATCACTTAGAGCAGTTATATATATAGTTTTTGCGTTTTTGTTTTATATGTCATTCTATTTCGATGTAAAACAATATAGCTTTTATCGATTTATCATGATATCACTTATGTTTGCGTCTTGCGTTGTGCTAAAACCAAGGTTATTAAGCATTCCGTCTATCGCTTTCTTAGGGGAAATTAGCTATAGCATTTACTTACTGCATCAACCAGTGCTGCATGTATTTTACAGAATAGCCTCTAAGTTTGTTAATCTGTCTGAAACAAACACAACTCAGTTAATAATATACTCTGTGATTTGTCTCTCAATAACGATTTTAGCATCTGCATTCACTTATAAACACATAGAGTGCAGATTTAACAAGTAATAACGGTTTTTACAGCCACTATATAAAAGTGGCTGTATATTACTATTTGACTTCAATATTACATGATACTGAAATAACCCTTGCTGAACCGTTAGATACATCTGTCCAGTGTGCGTACCGAGTAGTTCCATCTATGAATGTCAATAAGAACTTAGCTGTATTATCTGACACTACCTCTAAGGAAACATCATATAATTGTTTAGCTGAGTTTGCTGTAGCGTAGTAAAATGCGTACAGGCCACCCTTAACTGCACCTCCAAATCCAGATTTAATGCCATAAACAGGAGCTATATTTACAATTACATCGCTTGTTGCTGATGGTATAGCTGCTATTGTTGTAGCTATGGAAAAACTTAATGTGTTATGCCATATACCGGAAGAAAGTGTTTGACCCGACATAGTTACACCATCAGCACTTGCAAGTACAGCCCCAGAATTAGGTCCAAAGGTCATTCCTGTGCGCATTTTTTCAGCATACCCATATCCTGAAACGTGATTCCTGGCTATCCCTGAATTGTTTTCAAATGAAATCCATATATCGGTCGCATACTGTTCTGATGACACCTGAAAATCTTTTATTGTCGACCTTTGAGTCGTGGTAATCATTGGTAAAGTGCTTTTTGCTACCAAGTCATTTTTGGATGGTATTACAAGAACACCGTCAAGAACGCAGTCCCAAGCGTCGCAAATTACACCAACTCCGCCGTTAGAGCGCGATGGTGCAATGCCAGTATTTTTCCTTACTGGAGTATCTAAAATTATATCCCTGTATGTGGAAAAACCGGCATTCTCGGTTATTACAATGCCGGTGTTCATTTTCCCCATTACACCAACAAGGTTATCAACTGTATTACCCCAAGAGTGGAATTTTTCAACTACGTTTGCACTCTTGTTAAACTTTTCTCCAATTGAATAACCAACAGGCGCTATTTCACTAAACCAACTATCACTTGAGTTACTTTCAAATCCTACAGAATTATCAAGTCTTGTGTTGGCTACAACTAGAGTGAACTTGCTGGCTTTTCCTTCGTAGTTGTTAGTCTCGTAGAAACCACCATTATTAAATCCGATAATCGCTCCCCCTTCGTAAGTCCATCCGTAGCAATGCCTCACACATACACCAATAGCATTCACACCTACAGTATAGTCAGATGCCTCAAGACGCAGACCATAACAATTCGTCTTGTTAGCTAGCGTAAAATGATCGGAGTTGTCGTAAGATGGGGTATCGGCACCACCATCCATTATATATGCATATGTTGAACTCAAACCGGCAGGAACAATTGCACGATGATTATTCCAGTAAACAGTAACCCCAGACTTATGCATGATAGGAATTGTACTAAAAATGATGTCTTCATTCACATAAAGAACGCCGCCGCCACTTTCTGATATCTCAGTCATAGCTGCGTTGAAAGCAACTTCCCCAACTCCCCATCCGCGAAGGTCGCCTTCATCTTTCCATTTTTGTATAAGGGATGGAATAAGAAAATAGCCATCAGGTCCAGCAAGATCCTGTCTTAGTTGGTCAGGGTCATACTTCAGCACATTCGGAAAATTAAACTGCTGCGCACCGTACGCATCATACACAGCCATAGAATGTCCTTGCACAGTAACGAACTTGGCAATCTGTCCGTTATATACCGGATATCCAGCAGCGTTAATGATGATTGGTTGCGAAACAGGAACGTGAGAACCGTCTTCGTTCTCCACATAAACCTGAATCTGGTTTTCAGGATTTACAGGGTCAGTGTCAATTTTACCGATATAAATCTTTCCATTAGCTACGGCTTTAAAAGAACGAGCCATAGTGAAGAGTTGCGAAGGCATGCTGACCACAACATTTGCGGTGATATCTGACATTTCATTGCTCCAGACGAATGATATGATGCAACCATGATGTGATTGCATACCGAAATGGTACTATTGAGTATTTATCCAGTAGGTTACGATGCCATTCCACCCAACTGGTGAGGCATCAAGGATGTACAGCAAATACGACGAGGCGCAGTTTCACTTGAGACTTCCGCATGAACTCCACGCGAAAATTAAGCAGCGTGCGAAGATGAATAACAGGTCGCTGAACTCAGAGATAATTGCAGCGATTGAAGAATCATTGGCTAAACAAAGCTCTGCATCAGTTTACATTGACGATGCAGAGCGTATGGCAGAACAACAATCTGATATGGTTAAGAAAATTGTCTTTGATACGCTCAAAGAGCTATATAAAAAAGACAGCAGCTAACTATCAGTTGCGGAGGATTTATGCAAAGAGATATGCTGAATATTGCGTTCTACATATTTGGTTTTTGCACGTTCCTGGTGTTTGAGAAGCTATTCTGACAACGCATCAGACTTGGCACCTTGAGTCAGGGTGTTAATGGCCTTTTGCGCCTGCTGCATGGCTTTCTCAAACGCTGTTGATCCGCGTGGGGTGTTTGCCATTCGGAGCATTGCATTTCTGAATGGCTCGCTCTCATAGGCGCGAGTAAGAAGTCCGTAGCTTACTGCTGCGCCAGTTGTCGCCGGGTTCATTGCTGTCCCATATCCGATAATGAACGGGATGGTTTGCTGCCCTGTGGGTGTTGTTACTGCCGCTTTTGCAGCCTGCTGCGTGGATTGCAGGTAGTTTTTTAATCCTTTCAGATAAGCAGCGTCCTGCCCCTTAAATGTGATGCCAGTCTGGTTTTGCAGGATGTTAAGCTGCCGAAGGAACTGGTCAGGGGAACCACCTGATTTCTCCATCGCCTTTCCAATGATGCCATTGCGCATTTGCGCCCTGCCAACACGACCAATTGAGTTATACAGAGTCTTAATTTCCGATTTGTTCTTGCTGAATAGCATGTTGTTGACAACTTCCGGCGTCAGGTCGCCTTTCATGAGAACATTCTTCAGCCTGGTATTCTTTAGTTTCGCCGCTTCGTCAGCGTAGACGGCATTGGCCTGCTGATATTTACGGAGAGTATCATTGCCAAGATTCTGACCAATGGCACCATTTATATCGTCGGTCATCGCCTTGTAAACGCGCTGTATGGCGGCATCAGAACGGTTTGGTAACACTGGTCGTTCCCCCTTCACGTCCATTCTGAACTGGCTGCGCAGATCGCTTAATTGCTTCAAATCCAGATTTACCGGACCATCAGGACCAGCATTGCGAACAAGCTCATCACGATAGGACTGAAGTTTTGAAATAGTCTCGTTATCGGCGACCTTACCAAGCTTCTGCAGGTTAGATATTTCTGTATCAATCTGCTGAATTGCTCGAGCAGGCTGGATATTGACTCCCGCCATTGCATTCTGAACCTGCTCAAGACGGTTCCCTGCAGCACGACGAATTCCTGATGTTTTCGCTTTAAGGCTGTCAATAACAACAGCTGGATCATACTCACCGAATTTATCAGCAAATCTCTGCACCAACTGGCTTCTCGCTTCCTGTTGCGTTGCTCTCATTCCGCTTGTGCCAGCCAGGGGGATATTTTCCGCTGTCGTCTGCGCCATTTTCCCGACGCGGGAAGTAGGCTGTAACAGGTCTGTGGTGTGCAGAGGAACTCCTTCACGCTCTGCAAATCTGATAGCCTGCTGCGCTTCTGGCGCAATAGCACCACGAACGCCACGATAAGCAGCACCTAATCCACGTCCGGCAGCGTTAATAGCACCGCCAGCCAGCACACCAACGCCTAAATCGGTAGCGAGTGCTTCCGCATCATCTTTCATACTGTTTGCAGCAAGTGATCCAACTGCGTTTTCTGCGAGAAGGCGAGTTGCCCCATGAGCAATTCGACCAGCAAGTGTTGGTGCCTGTACCGCCGCTCTCTCAACGCCAGCAGGAGTGAGGTAAGGCAATGCTTCAGCAAATACCCTTCCCTCTGTCGTTTGTGGAGTCATCGCACCTTGCTGAAGGCCAAAGTCCTGCTCTAATCCCTGCGTTGTTACTCGTGGCGCTGGTTGATATGTACCATCGCCAATGCCGAGTTTACCGCCAGCCCAAGCCGCCGCGCTTGTTACAGCATCGGCAACTGATGCAGGTATGTTTGCCACGTTCACGCCAGCCTGCACCAGTCCACGACCAGTCTCTTTTACTGCTTCACCAAGATCAGACATAAATCCACTTTGCTGTGGTTGTTGCTGTGCTACTGGTTGTTGTGTCTCCACTGGCTGCACAGATGGCAATGGATAGGCAGCATAGAAAGCTTGCTTAGCCTGCTCTGCATTTTCTCCGGCTTGCGGGGCCACGACTTCATTGAAGTATTGCTCCTGAGCCTGCGCTTTTTGTTCTGGTGCTAACGCCTGATACTGTGGAGAGGCGATAACATCTTTCCATGCTTTAGCCATTAATCACCCCATAGTGAAGAAAAGTTACTGCTGGCTGCTGGCTGTGATACCTGTGCAGGTTGAGATTGCTTCCGCTGAGATTTACCAACATTAACGTTATATTGTTGGTTGTAATTGTTGGTGTATTCCTGAATTTCACGAATCGACTGCTGCATAGCCTCCGGGCTTGAATAGTCAACCTGCGGCATCCCCTGAAAATACATCTTCGCTTCTGCAACGGTGTTAATACCACTGGCACCCATGTCCCTTGCTGCCGCCACGCCCTGATTCTGCATTCTTCCCTGAATACGTTGTGCTGAGTTATATAACTGGCGCTGCTCTTTTCCTGTTAATCGGCTGCGAACATCAGCACCAATTGCCGGGTTACCTGCACCGCCGGTCATTCCTGTCATGAAATCGAGAGCAGAAGCGTCTGCATTTGCGATCGCGTCGATATCCTTCTTCATGGCATAGTTTTGTGCTGATGCAGACGATGTTGCAGGCGCTGCGATTGAACTGGCAGGAACGCGAACCATATTCCCCTCGTTGTCGATGCCTTCGTAGAACGCATTAGCCCCAGCGCCGTGAAGCTTCCCGCCTACCGTTACAGTTCTGCCATCTGATAACTGAACTGTACGCTCATCATTCCCAGCGGTTCCTCTTGTTGACGCTCGCTGCATTGCCAAATCCTGCCCGCGTCGCGCAGTAGAAGCAGATAAATCCTGACCGCGCATCGTGATGTTCTGACCTCGTGCTGTTAGCGCCTCTCCGGCCTGATTGCTGCGGATTGTCTCTGCCAGTCTGCCTCTGTCAATCTCACGACCAGCCATCTTGTCCTGAACATTGAAGTAATCAATCGGACCAAGAGCAGCCATCCCAAGGTGATCAACAAACTCACCAAATCCTGAAGGATTCTGCTGATACATCTGAGCAACGCTGTTAGGGTCAACACCTACGCGAGTCAGTTCCTTGGCGTTGTTTTGCAGCCATGATTGCATTGCTTCTGGAGACGAGGCAGCAAGGCGTGCGCCAGCCGCTAAGGTGCCGATAGAATTGCGCTGGTCTTCATCAATGAATCCCATGCCTTTACGAACGGATTCAATCTGGTCTGGATATTGAGTAGCCAACTGACGCAAAGCACCGCGATCACCAGACGCATAAGCATTAGCGTATGCCTGCTGAAATTCTTTCTGCCGCTGAGCCTGCTTTTCCTGCTGAAACACCCCCGCAATACCTGAAAGGCCTTGCAAAGCAGTCAGCCCAACATTGTTAGCGCCTGAACGCTCAATATCATTGTTCTGTCTGATAAGCTGAAGCGTATTGCCGATGTCATTTACGCTCGGAGCGTTTGAGTTGACACCACCGATACCAGCCAACAATCCGCCATTTGTTCCTTGCCAAGTAGCCATGATTACCCCTTAAAACAACGATCCAAGCAGGCCAAGTCCGCCGCCAATTGCCGCACCTAATCCAGTGCCAAGTCCGGGAACAATAGAGCCAAGAGCAGCGCCAGTCATAGCCCCTGAAGCTCCGCCGCTAATTGCTGTCTGAAGACCTGATGGTTTATTGGCATTAGCAGCGGCAAGAGCCGCACTTTGCTGCGAAATCTGACTCATGTTGTTGGCATATGTCTGCCCGGCGTTTGCCTGACCTTGCAGAGCACCAAGCCCAACGTTTGCCAGATTGTTGTAATTGCTCATCTGGTTTGATAACCAAGACTGACCGAGAGTCGGCGCGATCGTAGCCAGTTGATTGCTTGTGGCCGTCGAACCAAGTCCTCCCGTAGCCTCCGCAGAAGCAAGACTCTGGTAACGAGCCTGACCTGCAAGGTCTTTATACTGCTGAGAGTTGTAATACTGATTAAGTGCCTGCCCCTGACCTTCTAAACTGGAAAGATTCTGAAGCTGGTTAACATACTGCTCCGCAAGCGGCGTGAACGGAGCAAGGTTTTTCATGATCGTCTGCCACTGCTGATTTTGCAGGTCTGCGGCATACTTCTGAGCTTCTGCTGCATACTTTGCGCTTTTATCAGAACTGCCACCTTTCCCGCCTTTTTCAGGGTAATAAGGTTCCTCGCCGCGCAGTTTTCTGCCCAGCTTAAATGCATATAACATGGCTATCTCCCGTGATTCAGGAAGTCGATTAGTTCTTCGCGTGTGGCGCTGTAAAAAGTCACGTCATCCACGCCTTTAAAGTATTTCTTGATGGTTCCGACACGCTTAAGGCCAATCATTGCGCAGTAAATCTGCCCGTGGCGGAATTTGCGTGCGGCGAACGATGTGACGCACTGAACGGTGGTGTTAGTCAGAATGTATCGCCAGAACGCCAGCCCGATTTCCTTGCTGAATCCACGAACCTCTGGCAGGTACATGGCGTGGCAATCGAATGTCAGAGGCTGAATCTCCTGATAGTAAACAATGCCGCCAAACTGACCGTACACGTTAACCTCAAAGTAACGGCATTCAGGCTTGTAGTCGTATCCATCACCGTTGTTGCTTCCGGCAATAATGTCAGGGTGATTTCCGACTGCTTCGATCAGGTCGATGTTTCGCGTTGGTTTGAACTGAATCATCACTGCTCCGCGATTATCTTGATGGTTGTGGCAGTAAACGCCGCACCATTCGACTGAATGGTTAACGTGCTGCCATTTGTGGCAAGAAAGCCGTCTTTATCCACGCTGAAGAACGTAGCTAACAGGATGTTGTCGGTTGTTGTCGCCGCATTACGACTGCTGACCAACGTGTCAGGAACAGAGCCGGAAAATGTTAGCTGCATTGACCTGTTGGTGGTTCCGCTGGGCCACGTCCCGACAATAGACAGCTTGAAGAACAAGGTTTTGTTCTCGTTGAACACAACCATCTTGTTGTTAACGGTGTCGAAGAATGGTGCCAACGTGCCGGATGACGGCGTGAGCGTTTTCAGCAGGCTAACAAGGTTGGTCGGCGCTGTCGGGATGGTTACAGATACGCCAGAGTAAACAACCTCTGACTTCTTGCGAGTAGTGGCATACTCCAGAGCATCAATGCGCGTTTCATGGTCTGAAACCTGCGATTCCAGCGACTGAACTCTGGTATCAAGCGACGCAATATCGCTTTCATTCTGAGCGATTCGCGTTTCATGTTCCTGAAGAGTTGATTCTGCCTGGCTGATTCGCTCCTCATGATTAACAAGCGTTGCTTCCGCAGCAGAAATTCGCTGCTCATGGTCAGCGAGAATCACATCCTGCTCATCGTTCCTGACTTGTGCGTCATAAGCGCCCTGTCCGGCCTCGTTGGCCTTGTTCGCCACGTTACCAACATCAGTACCCTGTGCGATAACGTAAAGCAAATACGACTGCGAGAAGATATTGCGTGGAAGGATTGATGTATCGAGCCGTGTAGCCTGAATGATTACCGGCACATTGAGATTCGAATCCGCCATTACTCAATCCTTATCTGAGCGCCAGACAGAGTGACAGGTGACTTCGTGATAACGCGCAATTTGAAACCAATGTTTTTCCTGATGCGCCCTACTTTCTTCCACAAAACGCGTTTGTCGTAAACGAACGGTTCATTCTGCTCAATCATCTGCTCACGACCGTAATTTATGCCGTCAGTGGTTGCAGAGAGAAAAAGGCGGTCAGCGTACTGAGCAACACCCGTCGATGATTCCACCTCCAGATCAAAGCATCTGGCGTTATCTGCTTTGAAGAGTGGAGTAAACAGCAGGTGTTCCTGCTGCTTGTCGTACTGGCTGCTGATATCGAACTGCAGTTTCCCGGTGACAGATTCCAGCTTATCGCCGCACGTTATCTGATTGCCTTCGTAAATGAAGTCGATAGCGCGGTACACATCGTCATACAGGCCTGTTTTCAACACACACCATTGCGGACCATTGGCGCTTGAAGATGCGTCGTACACCAGAACATGGCGCGGAAGATGGATAATCAGAAGCTCATGCGCATCAAATCGCAGCGATTCCATCACGCCATCAGCCAGTTCATCAGCAGTGTAGGAGCGGAGGATTTTCTCAATGCTCGCGCTGGCGATTGGTGATACCTGACCGGAGCCGATGATGTATACAGACGGCGCACCTGTTGCCGGATTGCTGATGAACGCATACGAATCAGCAAACGGCGTTTTGCAGTAGGTTCCGGCAATCCCTTTCTGCACCATCAGTGATGGCTGTGCGACATACAAAGCGGCACCAACGGTGGTTGCACCCGTCAGGGAGAAATATTCAATCGTCGATGAACCAAAACAGACGATGAAATCTCGCCATGTGCCGATACCTATGATGCCGTCCGGCTGCGATTCTGCGCGATATTGAGCACTGTAACGGTCAGGATGCGATTCGTCCTCAAGGTCAGTGATAAACCATGAATCAGTGCCGTCTTTTGACCACGCATAACGCCCACGTAAGCGCGTAATGTCACGAACAGAACCTAACTCATACTGCGTAAACCCGCTGTCTGCAGGCCAGTTTGAGACGGTTTTAACCGTGCCATCATAACGGTATTCGACCAGTTGCCCGTTAACGCCTACCGCCTGTGATGTTCGACCATGCGCCATTGATACGCGACCACTTCCGGCAACATCACCGACTTCACTTTCGCCCTTATACAACTTGCCACCGCAAACGCGATAAACAGCATTCTGCGCCATGTTGTGCTCGACACCGCGCGATACACCATTCACATCAGAACGTTTGGCAATGCCCGGGAATGAGCGAAGATATCCGCTGCTGTTGAGGATTTCTTTGGGTGTAGCCAGCATATTCACTGGCAGATAGTCGATATAGTCGGCGTTTCTAAAGTCTTTGCCGACACCTTTCATAAGCGGAAGTTGCTGAATAGGCATTTATTCACCTATGCGTTTGGGATATCGCCATCAATCAGAGGGAGATCGCCTGGATAATATCGGTCAGATGTGAACACGTCATATTTATTACCCTGCCCTACAGGAAAATCTCCACGTCGTCGCATTGAAGGAACAACCAGAGTGTCGGTCATCAAGGCATCATATGAGCGTTGGGCGTTACTGAGAACTTGCGGAGTTGGTTCAAGGCTGTAATCAGATAGCATTCTCAGCAATAACTGATAGCCTACTGCGTGTTTGTATTTTCTTGGAAGACCTGACTCATCATCTGGTAATGGCTGCTCATCTCCAGTTGCGAAAGCGTAACCAATGTCTCCGGGGTTAATCATCCACTCAGACATCATATCTTCCAGATCATTTACACCATCTTCAATTGATTGCGGCTCAACATCAGTCAGCGATGCATTAGAAGCAATAGCAAACTTACGAAGCGCAAAAAGGACGATCTCACCCTTTGTCAGTACTGTCGCCATTGTCTGCCGCCTTACGACCTCGCTTACTGGTCGGTTTCAATTCATCAACTGAGGCAACAAAGCCCAACTTTTCGAAAAACTGGAAGTCTTTTTCTGCGATAACGGCCTGTACATGCCCGGATTCGTTATCTGCGGCAAGGAATACACTCATGCGATCCATATTGTTTCCTTAAAACATAAAAGGGGCGTAAGCCCCTTGTTATTACGGATTACCGAAGAACTGACCGCCCATGTGAGGGTTAAAGCACACATATGCAGGCAGTAAGTCAAAGCGCATTTTTTGCACGTTGGCATCGCCATCTGCGTATTTATGTACGCGGATGGAGAAACCTTCATATGTGGCAACAGCAGAATCAATACTGTGCAGTTTCGGCAGTGGGATAGAGCCAAGTCCACAGAAGAACTTGTTATAGAACAGGTTTGGCTTCATTGTCTGGCTAGCAGTGCCTACTACAGATACGGCATCGCCTGCCGCTACCTGACGACTTACAGAGTTGTACTGCGGGTTTGTAGTGTCATAAATCGGAACACCAGAAAGCGTAACCGTCACATCGCCACTGCTGTCTGAATTAGCATCAGCAGTAACCGTTGCAGTGAAGCTAATTGGTGTGGCTCCGTTATACAACGCCTGTTTGGTCTGCTGTTGCAGCCAGTAGGTATTGGTGAATTTAACCTGATCACCAGCTTTCAGGAAACCTGTAACGCTGGTTGTCGCTCCGGTCAATGTTACAGTGAACTGGTATGAGTCTTTAACTGCGTTATAGGTAACAGTTGGCTGTGTTTTGACTGTCAGTGTTCCGCCAAATGCCCCCTGCGTACGAGAGGCAAGCCCATTAGACATCAGTGCGCGAATGCCGCCAAAATTGGTTGGGATCTGTGCATTCTCCCATGCAGTACGAACCAATTGATCTGAAGCGTGCAAACCAGTCTGCGCATCAGCAAGTCGCTGTGCAGACCATGGATCCATTACAGCATAGTTTTCACCTTCATTAACGCCGAGGTCTTTCAGGAAAGATGCCGTCTGCGCAACATCAGACCATTTGGTGATTGGAGTATTGGGGCTACCAAGTGACAACGCACCGTTATTCATCATGAAGTGAGCAAGCTCTGTTTCAAGGTCGGTAACGATTCGCTGGCGAACCGGCGCGAGAATTTCTTCCAGTTGGTTAAGCTTGATCGCTTCCTCCAGTTGCTGATATTCAACAGCAACAGTGATGTAGTTACCTACACGCCCCGTAGCTTTACCTGAGATCAGGTTGTTTTTATTTTGCCCTGAAATATCACCAGTGGGAGTACGGAGGGATGAGAATTGATGCGGACGTTTAAAGCTAACGCTATCGCCAGTGCTGGAGTTGATTTCACCTGCCAGCAACTGACGGTCTACGGTTTTCGCCAGAACTAAATCTGACATAAAACCCGGAAGGAATTTTTTCAGAACGATTTGACTGACGTTACTATCGAGATTGTTAGGCATTTATCTTTTCCTTATTCGATTTTTGCGCCGGGGCATAATTTGTTGAATTCGTCTTGTTTCGCATCAGCACCGCCACCACGTACTTCCGGCTCTGGCTTGATGGCTTTCTTTGGTTTTGGAGCAAGGCTTACCTGTTTGCTAATCTGCCCCAAGAGGAATGCTGCGCGAATTGGATCTGTCTCAGCGGCTACACGCTGGCGTAATTGCTGGCTCTTACCTAAGCCATAGGCGAGTAGTTCAGAGCCTTCGTCTGCACAGTGAATGATGATTTCCTGCTGAATTGGTGGTAGCTCACTAAGAACAATGGCTTCCATTTCCTGATAATCTTTCACAGGAAGTTTGGCTGCCCGTTGTTTATGCGCTTCTACCCTTTGCTGGAAACGCTGCTGGTATTCCTGTTGCTGACGTAGTTTTTGTTGCTGCTGCTGTTCGACACGGCCTTTTTTCTCATGCCAATCAGTCAATGCCTGTTCAAACGCCTGTTCGTCATAATCACACGACTCAAGAGTCGGTTTTGGTGGAATAGCGTCTGGTTGTGGTTGCTGATGTTCCGCAGGCTTGGCTAATGCTTCCTCAAGCTGGCGGCGCAACTCACGGTTTTCTTTCTGTGTTTCTTTGAAGCCTTTGCGAAGATCTTTTACCCATTGCGGTGCAGGTTGCCCGTCAATGTGATCATCATCGTCAGCGTTAAGCTGAATTTCTTCATCACCAATACGCAAGGCGTAATCTTCTGGTGTCTCTTCGGTTTTTTCAGGCTCAGTTGCCACCTCTTTACCGTTGTCATCCTGGCTTTCATTTTCAGGCTGTGACTCTGTTTGGATGATGGTTTCTTCTGCATTTTCCTGTGTTTCAGACAGGTCAATAACCTGACCGTCGATGATCAGTTCGTTTTCCATTGATTACTCCTGGTTAACTCGGCATTAAGTCTGCCGGTGACTGTGGTGGTGACTGGAATTGCTGTTGTTGTGACTCGGCGACATCTTTCAGAAGGCGTATTGCCTCCATCACTGCTTTGTCATCGATGTTTCTGGCTTGAGCCAATTTATAGACAGTGTTTGCCTGACTCTCCATCGCATCCTGCTGGGCAGTAAATGCTTTGATTTGAGTTTGAGCAGTTTCGTTAGTTGCTTTTTGCGCTTCTGCCTGCGCTGCTACCATTTGCGCCTGAGCGAGAACCATTTCAGGATTTGGCTGGCTTTGTGCTGCCATTTGCGCCTGTTGAACAATCTGCTGCTCTTTCTCATTGCGTGGTTTTGCAATACCAGATATCAGCAGTTGGTTTCGGTTGTACTCTTTGAAGTCATCAAGGCCTTCGCCATCGATATTGTCCAGAATAATACCCTGAATTGCCGGGCGCATTGGGTCCGTTGGAAGCATAGAGCTAAGGACATTTGTCAGTACAGAAACCGTTGCATCACGTCGTGCTGTGTAGCCTGGTCCAACATCAACTTTCACATCGTATCGACCGACAGAAAGGTCATTTAACGCAACAACAGCCCCTGTTTGCCTGTCAACAACCTGTGCGCTCAGGACAGCGATATCATCACTTCCATCTTCGTTAACGATGCGCACTTCACGTTCTGAACCGTACACTTCACGCGCCATTGACAGCCATACTTCACCAGCGCGTTTAAGACTTTTCGCCATATTGTCCAGATAGATAAACGAAGCCATATCTGCTCTGTTCATCAAGTTGTTAACCGTTTCCTGAGCAATATTACTTGGCATCTGCTGCATGGCCTGACTGCCGCCTGTAACCTCCTGAATATCAGCACTGGTTTGCTGTAGTAATACAGCCAATGCCTGATTCATAACCGCAGGCTGTGTATATCCTGCCGGGGTAGCTCCAGCGATGATGTTGCCATATTTATCTCTCACTTCGCGCAACGGCAAGAACGCTGGTCGTTTCTTGTTGCGAGCCTCCCAGTGCTTCTCAAGTCCACGAATTTGCTCCATGCCAACTATAGGGATCTGACCGGGGTCTTGCGTTGCAGTATCAGCCAGCATTGAAACCTGAACGTTGTACAAACGCTGTGGATCCATTGCTTTTGCAATGTGCCCTTCGACACGCTCAATGTCATCAATGAACCAGCGTTTTCCATAAACCGGAATGAGGGGGATATGCTCACCAGGAATACGTCGAGGTTTCTCAAGGAAACCATCACCATCCACTACGGATACATACACACGACGGCGCTTCACTGAGCGCCTTGCCACTTCCTGAAATCCAGCTATTGCCAGTTCATCTTCAATATCTTCAACCTGATCACTGTCGTATGTTGCAATCTCTCCAGTGATTGGATGTCGATAACTGATGACGTCAACAGACTCTTTACGAACTTCGTAATACTTCGCTATGTAAATAACATCTTCATCAAACCAGTCATATTCCCAACTGGTCATAGACGTTACATCCAGAGAAGCAGGAGGTTTCTTTCCGTATTCAGCCTCATATTTTTCAGGTGACAACGAATACATGCAGAACGCCCACAACGCGTCAGATTTGTCGTACTTCTTAGCGTCAGGGTCAAACCACACAGAGCGCGACGGGTCGTATATTGGTTCAATAGCAATGCGCTGACGATCGTCCATGGGGTCGTATTCATTGACCAGCATAGACGTCAAACGGAAGCAACCGAAACCACCAGTAGCAGCGTCGTCAAATGCATTATCGCAAGCCTCACCGCCATCAGTTTCTTCGTAGTCAGCACGGAACAGACCATTTAATTTATTGGCTAACTCTTCGCTTGCCTCTCTGTCACCAGGACGAAACTTAACGGTTATTCTGTTATTGCGGTATTCTGCAATGATGCGGTTAAGTTCAGTTGCTACCTTATTGATTTCAAACTTAGGATACTTCTCGAACTGCTCATCAAGCTTAGTTCCAGCCGCCGTTGCTCCTTCCCATTGACCTCCGGGGACACGAGCAAACCTCGTAGCTTCAATGCACTTTTCGCGCACTTCCTTCTGTGGAGAATAGGCGCGGTCAAACCTGAGCATGATCCGCTCATGTTTTTTCTCTAATGTCTCTGCCATGTTTACCAACTGGAGGATGAGGGAACGTATATTTCTGTTTCTTCGCGGACCAATGCCGGGCAATGCATACACATCATCAGCGCATCAGCCAGGTTAGGAGATGGAATACCGAGCTTCTGCTTCATTTCGACCTTAGTCATAAGCTCCAGCTTCCCGTTGTTATTGAATTTGCGCTGAATCTGCGTCAGTTCTGCAAACAGCTTCTCCAGCATCTTCTCGCCTATCGCTTCTTTGTCGAAACTCAGCATGTCGTCGGGGTCTGCATACTCACCGTGGACAACCGCCCGATATGTCAGATACAGCCTGTCAGCTAGCGCGTAATAGAATTGCGCTCGCTTATTGCGGAATACATCGCCAATAGTGCGAACGTTGTCGCCCTGCACGACTTCATCAGCCCATGCTCCGGCCTGATATGGTGCATCTTCATCAAATGGCGATTCGCTGCCCTTGAACATCGTAGCGGTGATTTTCTTGCCGGAGAACGCTTCCGTTGTCTGTCTGCGTAGCCCTGCACCGACACCATCACCATCCCACAAGTAGTGGTCAGCACCGTCTTCAATCGCCAGCGAAGTAGCCCAGTCAGCCCCCTCGTTGATGTCCATCAGCAGACCTTCGGCAATGCGCTTAACTACCGAACCGTGACGCGATGCATAACCTTTAGCATCCGGCCCTGTATCTGACGGGTCATGAGCAGAAACAACCGCGCCTTTCGCTTTCCATCCGAGTTTCTTGTGCGCATCGGTTGCGGCTTCAAGCCATTCACGTTTGATGATTGCCATATCACTTGCGCTCACTGGCTCACCAAGCCAGATGTGACGATACAGGGTCGGATTTCTGCGTTTACACTCTTCCATCTCCAGACGGAGAACTTCAGGAAAGTGCGGATTGTCGGTGTAGTTCACCGTCAGCAGACAAATATCATCGGGAGGATTTACGACGAATCGCTGATAGGTATCGTCGAGGATGTTCTTCGGGTTAAAGCTCACCCATATTTCAGAGAACGGCTTACGGATGGTTGGTATCAGGATATCCCATGATTCCTTCGTTACCGCCTCCGCTTCTTCCACCCAGCAGATATCAATACCTTCGAGCGATTTAATCTTCGTCGGGTTGTTTTTGATGCCGTAGAACATGAATTCAGCATTCGTTCCGAGATGACGAATCATTGAACGCTGAATTTCAAACTCAGCCGAATACCCTTCACGCTCGATGGTATCTTCAAGCAACCGGATTACCGAATCGCTGATACTGTTTTGCAGTTCACGCGCGCAGAGAATACGCACAGGCTGCCGACGCGCCGCTTCAACAAGCAGCCTCGCAATTGCCCATGATTTACCGCTACCTCGACCGCCTTTGGCAACTTTGTAGCGATGCGCCTCAATGAACGGTTCAAAGATAGGATTAATCGAGGTCATTTTCCGAATAGAGTGCTCATCGGTGATGTTTCAATCTGGATTGCGCCGCCGTCTTTGCCGACAAGCTCGTTAGTTACCTTGTCGCCATACTTACGGGGATTCATTCGGGCCAGCGCCCATTTGCGGGTATCAACGCGAAGTCTTGCCTTTGCCACCTCAGCAGCATCTGGAATCGCAGTGTCAGCAATTTCGAATATCTCTTCGAAAATAGAATCAGCTCGTGCCTCAGTTGCCTTCGCGTACTTGTCTCTAAATTCGTCATGCTCTGACAGCCAGCGAAATACAGTAGCCTTTGCTGGCATGCCGGGGCGCTTGCAAACCTTAACCAGACTTTCCCCGGAGGCAAGCAGCGCACAGATATCATCAGCCACCTCCGGCAGGTAATCCGAAGGGCGACCGACATTCTTTTTCTCAGTCGCCATATTGATTATTTCCCTTCTGCTTGCTTATCCCATTCATCGCGGAATTTGGATGGGTTGTCGAAACCTTGAGTTGCCATGTTTATGCTCCGGTGGTGAACAGGTCTAACGCTTCCTTCGATTTACGCACCGCTTCGATAGTGCGGGTCGTGATATCTGAATTAGCGCCGCCTGACTGGAAGTGAATTTTGAATAGCTCAAGCTTCAGCTCGTCAGTGCCAATGAATTGAAATGCTTCTTCTGCGGCTGCGTTCTGGTTCATGACCAGCTTGTAAATCTCTAACTGGAATTTCTGTTCTTCAGTCATGGGAATAATCTCTGCCATTGTTGGCTCCGTTTATCCGTTAAAAGGGATATCAGTTAAGTTATCCCGTGTAGGGTATAAGCCATTATCAAAGCCACTCTGTAGGGAATGGCTTTTGTAATAACTACTGTTCGCTTAGCTTCTGCTTCAGCAAGTAACCTTCGAGCACCCAGATTTTGTTTACAGCATTTTGCCGGGCAATCTTCCGACCAATTTCTGCATCAAAGTTTTCCGGGCTTGCACAGGCACTCTCTCCGGTGACGGTGAAGCCATTCTTCAGCACCAGTACGCAGAAAGTAAGGAGGTCTGTAGATTTATGCGCTGTCCACGCATCGCCAACGCCCATATTGGCGGCACGAATACCGTCATAAGCAGTAAAGAAATGCTCTTCAAGAATGATGCTTTCGATATATTGGGGCGTAACGCGCGGTGCCGTTTTGCCTTTCTCAACGATTTCTTTTTCGATTTGCTGGTCGTTCATAATTATGACCCTGTGGAGTGGTTGCTTGATTAGGATGTCTTTCCATCAGTCCGCCACCACAAAGAATCTTTTTTGCCATAAGGCAGGATGTTCATCTTTCAGTGGCTGCCAGTGTTATTTCCCCACTTACTGGCTTGGGTTGTTTCGTGGTACTGCCGCAACTGGTGGTGCACAGATTTAGTTAAATCTGTTCTTGCCTGAACTATCTTTTACATACCCGGATTGTGGGGATGTAAATCACGGTTTCATTATCAAGCCCACCCGTAGATGGGCTTTGGAATGGTCACTTTGGCAGTCCGGGGATCGATATTTGCGCCTGCTGCTCAAGCCTTTCGATTCTTGCTATGAGTTGCGGTTTTTTGATCCTGCCCCAGCGGTTCAGCAAGCGTCCTGACATACTGGCAACATCCTTTTCCTTCATGAACTCCAGCATTAACTCGTTGTGCTCTCTTTGGTATGAGTGAGCCATCTCCATCAGCCTGTCACGCATCCAATTAAATGCTTTGATAAACGCCTCTTTGATGGCGGCAGCTTTTTTGCCGGTAAACGACATGATGATGTACATCGCGCCGTCTTTGGAAATTTCATATTCAACATACTGATTACCCTTGTGTTCATAGGTAACCCGCGAAAAGTTGCTGGTTAGAAATTCATCCGAACAGTCTAGCTTTTCGATTTTCTGAATGATGTGGTGATGCTGCTTGTCGAAGTAAGCTGCTACCTTGCGGGAGGTTGTGATCACGCGATCACCAGAAACAACCACCATGTCCCGGAAATCGAGATTAGCCAATTGATGATTCATAGCGTCTTTACCTTTTAGAAAGTGAGCCTGTCTCACAGAAAAGCCGCCCCGAGATGGTCGCCACCATATACGGCAGTTCTCAGGCTCAACTTTCTGAAAGGCTCGGGTGATGTAATATGCGCGTGAGATGCGCTGTGAAATTCAGATGCAAAAAAGCCCCGCGAATGCGAGGCTAAATCCTGGTGTTTGTAATGAACTGGCTCTTATCTCAACGCAGCCCCTTACCGCGCGCCAGATGCTCAACTTCAAGCATCAGCAATGAGATGTTTAATCTGGATTCACTCCAGAAGTGATCACCACCCTGTCTACAGAGCCAGATGTGAAGGATGATGAGTAAAATTATCGCTATCATCGAAGGCATTGCGTCCTGATGTATTCCTGCAAGTAGTTAACCTGCGCGGTTATCCTGTCGATTCCACTTCGGAGACGGTAATAATTGAGTTCAGCATCTGCTGTAAGTCTTGGGCTTTCTCCATCGCCCATGCCGCTGGCTCCGGTCGTTGACTTTGCACAGGTGGCGGCGACTTGCAGGCGCTTACGCCCAGCAGAAACATCAGCACGGAGACTTTCGATAGTCGCGTTAGCATCAGCAAGCTCCTTTGTGTATCTTGCGTCGAGTTCTGCTACATCACGTTGACGCTTCCGCATGTCAGCGATGGTAGCGTTCGCCTTCTCCAGTTCACTGGCCTTGTTATCGCGCTGCTCTTTGTAGGCGATGGCGTTATCACGGTAATGATTAACAGCCCATGACAGGCAGACGATGATGCAGATAACCAGAGCAGAGATAATCGCGGTTACTCTGTTCATACCTCAATCTCTCTGACCGTTCCGCCTGCTTCTTTGAATTTTGCAATCAGGCTGTCAGTCTTATGCTCGAACTGACCATAACCAGCGCCCGGCAGTGAAGCCCAGATATTGCTGCAACGGTCGATTGCCTGACGAATATCACCGCGGTCAATCATCGGTAAAGCGCCACGCTCTTTAATCTGTTGCAGTGCCACAGCGTCCTGGCTTTTCGGAGAGAAGTCTTTCAGGCCAAGCTGCTTGCGGTAGGCATCCCACCAACGGGAAAGAAGCTGGTAGCGTCCGGCGGCTGTTGATTTGAGTTTTGGGTTTAGCGTGACAAGTTTGCGAGGGTGATCGGAGTAATCAGTGAATAGCTCTCCGCCAACAATGACGTCATAACCATGATTTCTGGTTTTCTGACGTCCGTTATCAGTTCCCTCCGACCACGCCAGCATATCGAGGAACGCCTTACGTTGATTATTGATTTCCACCATCTTCTACTCCGGCTTTTTTAGCAGCGAAGCGTTTGATAAGCGAACCAATCGAGTCAGTACCGATGTAGCCGATAAACACGCTCGTTATATAAGCGAGATTGCTACTTAGTCCGGCGAAGTCGAGAAGGTCACGAATGAACCAGGCGATAATGGCGCACATCGTTGCGTCGATTACTGTTTTTGTAAACGCACCGCCATTATATCTGCCGCGAAGGTACGCCATTGCAAACGCAAGGATTGCCCCGATGCCTTGTTCCTTTGCCGCGAGAATGGCGGCTAACAGGTCATGTTTTTCTGGCATCTTCATGTCTTACCCCCAATAAGGGGATTTGCTCTATTTAATTAGGAATAAGGTCGATTACTGATAGAACAAATCCAGGCTACTGTGTTTAGTAATCAGATTTGTTCGTGACCGATATGCACGGGCAAAACGGCAGGAGGTTGTTAGCGCAACCTCATGCCACCCGCTTTCACGAAGGTCATGTGTAGAAGGCCGCAGCGTAACTATCACTGATGAATTCAGGATAGCCAGTGGCTACGGCTCAGTTTGGGTTGTGGCGGCCGGAATCGAACCGGCTTCCATCGGTGCGCTGCCGATTGCAGTACGCGCGGCGGTCAGCTACATGACTAGTATTTTCACTGTCGCCTATCTGCTAGCTCGCCATTGAGCTTCACCACAACGATAAGAGCACTCGGTGCATTTAAGCCAAGCCCCATAAGGGAGAATGCTCTTACCTGTTGCACAGATATAAAAAATCCCGAAACCGTTATGCAGGCTCTAACTATTACCTGCGAACTGTTCCGGGATTGCATTTTGCAAACCTCTCAGCCTGCAATGGTTGGAGTTCCAGACGATACGTCGAAGTGACCAACTAGGCGGAACCGGTAGTAAGCGCCGCCTCTTTTCATCTCACTACCACAACGAGCGAATTAACCCATCGTTGGGTCAAATTTACCCAACTTTATTCAAAAAGTCAATATCATGCCGTTAATATGTTGCCATCCGTGGCAATCATGCTGCTAACGTGTGACCGCATTCAAAATGTTGTCTGCGATTGACTCTTCTTTGTGGCATTGCACCACCAGAGCGTCATACAGCGGCTTAACAGTGCGTGACCAGGTGGGTTGAGTAAGGTTTGGGATTAGCATCGTTACAGCGCGATATGCGGCGCTTGCTGGCATTCTTGAATAGCCGACACCTTTGCATCTTCCGCACTCTTTCTCAACAACTCTCCCCCACTGCTCTGTTTTGGCTATATCAACCGCACGGCCTGTACCGTGGCAATCTCTGCATCTTGCGCCCGGCGTCGCGGCACTACGGCAATAATCCGCATAAGCGAATGTTGCGAGCACTTGCAGTACCTTTGCCTTAGTATTTCCTTCAAGCTTTGCCACACCACGGTATTTCCCCGATACCTTGTGTGCAAATTGCATCAGATAGTTGATAGCCTTTTGTTTGTCGTTCTGGCTGAGTTCATGCTTACCGCAGAATGCAGCCATTCCGAATCCGGCTTGTGATTGCGCCATCCCCATAGCAGCCATCACATCAGTACCGGAAAGAGAGTCAGAAGCCGTGGCCCGTGGTGAGTCGCTCATCATCGGGCTTTTTGGCGAATGAAATTTAGCTACACTTTCGAGTCTCATGGTCTACCCCTCTTGCCCTGTTTGACCATCAGGACGCCGTTAACTATTACGTGACGCTCACCTTTGCTGTCTCGGTTGTACTTGAGCACTGTTCCTCTTGCACAGGAAAGCATCCTCGCCACTTCGGTCTGATTGCCTCGTGTCTGGATAAGAAGCTCTGGTATCGTTTGAATTGTGGCGTTCATGCGTTCTCCAGTTCGGTGATTTTTATTCCAAGCCGTCCGCCTGGTACTTTCACACCACGAATTACGCGAATGTCATCGAATTGCTCGTCGTCTTCCGCAAATCCGGCGTGGATAAGGGAATCGAGTAAACCTTTCAGGATGTTATCGAGGTCGCGGCGGCGGGAGTCTGGAACGTCTGCGATGACTTTGATGCGGAGTCGTGATTTGGTGAAAATGTCTAACTTGAGTTGATGGATGATTTGCTGAACGTCTTTTCGGTATTTCTGGCCTTTATCGCTGATGTAGTATTGGCTTCCCCGTCTTCGCCAGTAGGTGTTCACCGACGGCGGGTATGGAAGCACAAACTGATATTCGTTCATGACTTAATCTTCCCCTCCTTCAGCAGTATCGCCTGCGTCCTGATCACGCCTTCGAGGTGGTAAAGTCTGGCGTCTTTGTTGTCGAGGTTATGGGTGCGTCGGTCGATTTCATCGTGACACGCGCTACAAGCCCATGCGCCGATCAGGTCGTCAGGCTTCATTCCCGTTCCGCAAATTCCAGCCATCCGGTAATGTGCCAGAACTGTGGTTTCAGGATTGCCATTGCATACGCCGTAAATACGTACCTGGCATTCTCTGCCGCGCGCTTCTTTGCGTAGGTTAGCCATTAAGCAGCCTCCCCTGTTACTTTCAGCATTCCGTTATCGATCAGCTTTCTGGTCAGCCACTGTTGACCACGCCCGGTGATTTTTGTGGTGAACGATATCTGTATCCCGTGATTTGTGTTGACCGCTGTTTCTTTCACTGTGAAATAGCCGCGATCCATATATTCCTGCATTGGCACATTGCGCCGGGAACCTGAAGCAATAAGGATTTTGTGATCGCGCATCCACGCAAACAGTTTGTTTGGACCAATTCCAACAACCTTTGCAAAGTTTCCAATCAAAATTCCGCTGGCCTCGCCAACGCGATCGGCAAACTCAACTTTAGGTGCGGCAATTGCGAGCTGGTTTTCCAGTTGCATTTTCTGCTCAGCAAGATCAGCAGCAAGGCGCAACGCTTCTGGTAGCGTTTTGGGGATATTAACCGCAGCTTCTTCAAGCTCTCGCCAGCGGTCAACAAGGCGAGCGGTGAATTCCGGCGACAGCTGGGCTACAACGACAATACTGTCTCGCTTTCCTTGTTCGCCTTCGAATACATACACACAAAAACTTTGATTTAAGCCTAACCCATTGATTCTTCCACAATCCTCAATTTGAGGAAGCCGGATAACACCATTTTTAGCCAGCGTTTCGATGGTACGTTTCACATTGTCATGACGCTTACCTGTAAGCTCAGCGATTTCAATGCTTGTCATTTTGATGGCATTGCCATTTATTAACTCATTCATCGTCTTCTTCCTCGTACATTGAGCTATTCGGATCGCTCATCAGTTCTGCGCAGCAGTGCTCACACACGTGAACTTCCAGCACATGCAGCTTCTGACCGCAGTTAGCGCACGTTAAAGCTCGCTCGACGCTTTCTTTCTGGTATTGAAGGGATTGGGATGGGCTAAGCATTATTGGCATCCTGCATCATTAGAAATACAATCATGGCTGCGCGGAGAGGCGATTCACCGCAGAAGCAGTAGTCAGGAACCCAACAACCTTCCTCTAAATCACCTCCTGACCATGCGCACCATTCTTTTTCCGCTGTCATCCACATGGTGCTAATTTTGTTTTCAGTGATGATCGGATATGCGTCAGCGGCCATATTACATGGGTCGAAATATCCGCAAGGCAAAAACTCACCACCATCAATTCCAGCCAAGTAAACTTCTTTCTTTTCTGGATCCCAGTCGTAATTGTTTTTTCCTAGCACGATATGCGCGACTTTTAAGTTAATTTCAAAATCACTTAACTGTGAATAATCCATTGTCATTTCCTCGCACGATGTCTTAGCCACCGGATATCCCACAGGTGAGCCGTGTAGTTGAAGGTTTTTACGTCAGATTCTTTTGGGATTGGCTTGCGTTTATTTCTGGAGCGTTTCGTTGGAAGGTATTTGCAGTTTTCGCAGATGATGTCGGTGAAACTTCGTCGCTGTCGCCTCATGCCGCCCTCCTGACGCCCTGCCCGATCGCCATCAATGCCGCTTTGGATACGGTAGTAAACATCCGTCGAGGACTGATGAACGGTCGCCAAATCAGCAGCATGGAGCCTTTGCTGTTTCCATTCTTCTCCAGCCCTGTCGATGGTTCGATAAAATTAATCCGTCCATCAGTGATAATGCGAACTTCGTCGACACTCTCCAGAGCCTTGCTGAACCATCCGACTGACATATCCTCTGGCACAAGCATAACTACCGTCTGTCGCTGTTGTATGCACTGCTCAGCGGCTTTTTCCACCCACGGCCTGATATTGCTGTACGGTGGGTTATTCCAGATTGCACCGTGGCTTATCCACTCAGAATTTAGCGCGTCGTCAGCCTCAGTTAGCCAGTGAGCGCACAGAGCATTTTTGTCGCTCGCTGCCGAATCCAGCCAGAATCCAAACTCAATATCCAGTGCATCAAAAAGCCAAAGCGGCGTTTGCCAGCAGTCCTTGTCGTGTGCTGGCGTATTTGATTTGATAGTCATGCAGCCTTCCCTTTTCGTTGTGACCATTCATACTCTCGCCGGGAGTCATCACTCCACCGCACGTTGCGCTCTGAGCCGAACCAGAACATGATTTCGATAAGCTCAGTCATGCTGGCCTTTCGCATTTTGCTGGTACGCACGCCAAGCATAACAACGCCACCGTCGATACCAGGCGCACTTCGTTGCTCCAGTTTTTTGGTCTTAAGCCACAGGGCAGTGAACAGGTCTTTCCAGTCCTCCGGCGCAAGTCTCTCTCCATGCCAAAGCACCTGACGCGATACGTCCTGCAATAACGCCCACATAAGGCGGTTTTGAGGATTGCTCCGCTTTGGTTCTTTAATGTGGACTTCGTGAGGTGACTTGCCGTCGATCGGAAGTGAGAGTATTGCGTCTATGGCGTTGTTTCTGATTGCTTCGTTGCGAAGCATGTATATTTGCTTCATCGTTACCTCAACTCACAAAACGCCACGCCACTTTTGCTACGACAACAGGCATAACACCGATAATCACCCAGACAAATGCAGCGCCAAACAACGTATACCATGGATCTTTACCGTCATTCACAAGACGAATGTAGCTATGCAGAACAATAAAAAACGTCAGAAGAATCCATCCAACGCCGACGCATTTGAGTGCGACGAGCATAAACTCAACCACGATTTACTCTCCCCCAAATAAAAAGGCCTGCGATTACCAGCAGGCCTGTTATTAGCTCAGTGATGTAGATGGTCATACGTCAGCCCCTTGCGCATATCGTCTGCCACGCGCAGCAGGTACATTTGATGCTGTGCAAATCAGTCTGGCTTCATCCTGGTCACATGCAACAAAGTGTCCGTTGCAGAACCGCTGGTAAACCGTACCAAGTGAGCCAAAACGGTTTTTCGTCACGATGATTTCAGCAAATGGCGCGGCGCTACTGTTCTCGTCATATACCGCTTCCCGATAGAGCATGATGATTGAGTCTGCGTCCTGCTCAATGCTTCCTGAATCACGCAAATCTGCGTTTGTCGGGCGTTTGTTTGGTCGCTTCTCAACATCGCGCGAAAGCTGACTCAGGGAGATAACAGGCGTTTTCAGGTCTTTCGCCATCGCCTTCAGGCTTCCTGAGATGTGAGCAATTGCGAGGTCGTTGCGATCTGCTTTCGGCTTCTCAATCAGGCCAAGATAATCCGCCATGATGAGTGACAGGTTTGGATTTTCCTGTTTGTGCCGTTCTGCGATTGAGCGTATTTCTTCGACCGATAACCGCGAGGCATCGACTACCCATACATCCAAATCTGCAAGCTGACTCATGCCGTTAGCAACACGTGCCCAGCCCTCGTCATCCATTGATGCAGGATTTCGCAGTACGCTAACCGACATCCTCCCGGCGTTGGCAATGCTTCGCTCTGCAATCTGCAATGCGCTCATTTCCATTGAGAAAATCAATACTCCGCGCCGGACGTCAGAACCAGGAATAACGCGGCTTGCAACGCCTTCGGCAATCTTCAGCGCCAGTTCGGTTTTCCCCATACCAGGACGAGCAGCGATTATCACCAGGTCTTCCGCGTTCATCCCTCCGGTGATGGCATCAAGTTCTTCGATTCCGGTCTTCAGGGTATCTGACTCTTCTCCGTTCCTCAGACGCCTGTCAAGCGTGTCAGTGTAGTCAGTAATGATTTCCCCTAACCGTACCGGTTTAACCTCGTCACGGGGCTTTCTGATGGCTGAAAGACGCTTTACAAGTTCATCCATCGCCTGACTCGATGCGTCGATGGTTCCGCTCTGAATTGGTTCACGCATTTCATCCATGATTTCCAGCACCAGACGGCGGTGATAGTTATCCGCGACCATTCCGGCATATCCCTTCAGGTTTGCGGCACTCGGGCAGTTTTTGCTGGTCATCAGGATTGACGTGAAATGCTCCTCTCCGCACGCCTCGGCAACCATCAGCGCGTCGATTAGGTTTCTGTTTCTCGCCTGCTTGCGGATAACTTCGAAGGCTTTCCGGTAGAGCGGAATTGAAAACGCTTCCGGCTCCAGCGTTGCCAGAACGTCGCTGGCGGTTGGTGTTAATCCACCAATCAGCAAGCCACCGATAACGCTCGCTTCGATATCCTGTCTCATGCAATCCCCCTGTCTGCAAACTTCCCTTCCCGTACTCCCGTTAACGAATCTTCCCTCAGCAGGTAATCAAAATCAGCTGTCCAGCCCGTGTCGTTGTCTCCGAAGTAAAACGGCTTGGCCTGATGCACAAACGCCCTGACATACGCTCTGAAACCGTCCACGTTTGGCGTTTTCAGTTGCGGGATGATTTTCTTCAGGCGGCGTTTGCGTTTCTCGTTGACCGCAACAGCGTGTGGCAGTCTGTCACCGACTTCGGTGTTGTAGGCGTTCAGGAAGGATTCATAGTCGATTCGTTCTGCCTTGCGACGTTCAGGTTTAACCTGCCCATCGCCGCCCCCGTTAGGGGGTAAGGGGGTATTTGTATTTATTGTCTTTTGTATATTGTCTTTTGTGTTTAGCTGACTTGGCTTATACCCATTAGCCGACTTGGCTAATGTTTTATTAGCTGTTTTAGCTAATGTTAAGCTGTCCTGGCTAATCCACTGAGAAACCACCTTGTTCACTCCGATTTTCACGCCATCAGCAATGAGGAATTTACGCTCAATAAGCTGGCGCTTGGCAGCGCAAACATGAGTGTGATGAATACCTGTCATGGCTGCTATCTGCGTGTTTGTGAGTCGATCCATCGACTTATTGAATCCGTATGTCTTGCGCATGATAGCGAGCATCACCTTCAACTGCCGGACGGTTAAATCAGCCATCAGCAGACTGTCGGTAATCTCGTTAGCAACGCGCATGAAACCATCTTCGGTATCTGCCACGCGATGCTCCACGACCTCCAGTTGAGGCCTGTAATCAGCTAACTTAACGACGCCCATGTTTCACTCCTGCTTTGGCTAGTCTGTAAACACCAACAAGGCGCTCTGCGAACGCCCTGTTATTTGCTGCGGCTACCACTAATCCCTCAGGTGAATCAGGGTGTCGAATCTCTTCTTTTTCCTGGTATTTCTTACGACGTTTTGTCATAATTACTCCTGTGGATTGATCCAGTCTTTCTACATCAGGCCTCGAAGAATTCGCCGTTCTTCGGGGCTTTTTCTTTTGTCAGCATTCTGGCTACTTTCTTAGCCAGTTCCGCCAACTCCTCGTCTTCAACACCCCATTCAAGAACAGCAAGAAGCATTCCCATTTTGGGGATGAAGCTGTCTTTCCATCGCGAAATTTGCGATTCATTAATCCCTAACGCGTCGGCAACCTTTCGCTGACCACGTACAGCAATTCGATTCAGGATGTTGCTTGTAATTGCATTCGCTTTCTTGCGAGTACTTGTAAGTTGCATATGTAAGTATTTCCTTAACTAATAAGAAGTTATGCGCATCAACTTATGCGCGTTGTATTCCCGCATTTCGGCGGGAATGAGGACCATGACTGTTAAAGAGCGGTGTTACTATTTGTTTTTCTTGTTGCTTGGGAAAGGACGAACTTCCTCTCCAATCACACTGCCATCAGGCTTTACCGTAACCATAATGTTACGGCCTGCCAGAATGGCCTTGCTGATAGCGCACTGGATTACACCAAAGTCACTGGCTGCTTTAGCCTGTCCATGGATTTTGGCGTAATCGGCAAGTGTCATTCGAATCATATGCACTCTCCGTTATTAACCATGAACAAAGAATACTACAGGTATTCAAAGCAATCAATACTCAGGGTATTTTTAGTTTAAGTACCTTAGCTATTAGAATTAAGCTATGGAAAATAAAAAATCACTGACGACAGAACAGCTCGAAGACGCTAAGCGGCTTAAGGCTTTGTATGAGTCAAAAAAGAAAGAATTGGGAATAACCCAATACTCAATCGCTGATGAACTGGGTATCACCCAAGGAGCGGTAGGGCATTATCTTAATGGCAGAAACGCGCTAAACGTTGAGGTCGCATCTGGTTTTGCACGTTTGTTGCAAGTCTCAATTGCTGATTTTAGCCAGTCAATTGCTGCCAAGGTTGCAGAACAGGCAGAAAGCCTTAAGAGCGATGCCAACGTAAGGTATGCAGGGGAATACAGAGCAGGAAAGAGGTATCCGGTGTTAAGCAGTATCCAGGCTGGCTCGTGGTGTGAAGCATGCGAACCATACACCATTAAAGACATAGATGTTTGGCTTGAGTCTGACGCGCATATTCAAGGTAATGCGTTCTGGCTTAAAGTGGAAGGTGATTCAATGACGGCACCGGTTGGGTTAAGCATTCCAGAGGGAACATTCGTTCTTTTCGATACCGGAAGGGAGGCGATCAACGGCAGCTTGGTCATAGCAAAACTTTCTGACTCTAACGAAGCAACATTCAAGAAGCTGATAATCGACGGCGGAAATAAATACCTCAAGGGACTTAATCCTGCATGGCCTCTCGTGCCAATCAATGGAAACTGCAAGATTATAGGCGTTGCAATTGAGACAAAACTAAGGCTGGTTTGATCACGCAAGGGGCGATTATGGTTGGAACCGCTATAGCAAGCTTTTTTGGGATGTTGGCAATCTCGACAATTTACGGCTTAGCGCATGCTTTTATTGCGAAATCTCTATCAGAAAAAATAAGCCAGGCTTGGGCGCATAGATCAGCTCGTTTCATGATTCTTGTGATCATAGCAATACAAGGGATATCTGCATTTATCCTCTATGGATCAAGCTTATACCTATTGTATCAAGGCGCGACATTTACGCCTTACACCAGTGATTACGGAACTCTATACGATGGTAGTGAAGACATCACTGTGGCTTGGATCGTCTTTGGTTTATCTATGGCCGTGTCTGTTGTAGCAGACATCATTAAGGTAATTCTCGTCTTAACCTTCGCTGACTAACCTATAATCCCGGCAGCAATAGCTATCGGGATCCACTTCACATATCCCGCATAAAAAGCACTGAACAAGCAGACACCGAAAAAAATAAATATCCTTTGTATTCATTTGCTTATCATTATTTCATCAAAAATAAATACCTTGGGTATTTACACAATAAAATACCTACAGTATTCTTTAGCCATCAGCAGGACGCTGGTAGCCAAACGGAACAGATTGGCAGGCTCTTTAACATTGATGGGATTGTCCCGCCGAAATGCGGGAACTGAGTTTAACCAAACAGGAGGTGCCGTAATGGTGCACTAACGCGGTTAGACCGCAGCCGAAAGGCAATGCAGCAGTAATGATACTGCCCTGAGTCGTCATTGAGCGAGCCTGCTTAGCATCGGGTTAAGGTCAATATATTAAAAGTAGCTCCGGTAAAGCAGCGCGAATGCCAGACGCGCACCGGTTATCAGCGGCGATGAAGCGGCAGAGACTCAATGGCATGGGCGCGCTCACTGCGAGAGTGTGAGTCAAAGAGTAGTTGGCTTTGGGGTGACGTGAAGTGCAGCTGCACGACGGCAACCGGAAGATAAGCACCCGGCGCGTCACCGCCAAAGTCAATTCCATAGGCGAAATGCAGCCGCCAAACACAGCCAATGCTGCACATGCAACAGGAGGATTTATGTGAATGCATAACTTCAAAACCGAGGTTAATTAAATCTCTCGATCCGAGCATCGACCTATTAGGTGGCGAGATGCTCTTTCTGCCCCTCAGTTCGAGGGGCCAGAAACCACTTTGCAATCACTATCAATTCCAAAGTTGTTTCATCTGAGGTCAACATGACAGTAGTCATTACATATCTGGCTGACGATAACGCCAGAAATCGCCGCAGAGCACGCAGACAGGCTCAACGTGAACAGGCAATGCAAGAACAGCGATTGGCACGAAAAATTGCGCTAAAGCTCTCTGGTTGCGTCAGAGCAGATAAAGCAGCATCACTCGGAAGCCTTCGCTGCAAGAAGGCAGAAGAAGTCGAGCGTAAACAGAACCGTATTTACTACCGCAAGCCACGCAGTGAAATGGGTGTGACTTGTGTTGGTCGCCAGAAAATGAAATTAGGCAGCAAACCACTTATTTGAGGTGAGATATGACAAAATCATGGAGCGTACCTTTTCCTGAATCAGAAACTGAACATGATGGAATGCCTGTTTTCTGGAGATTCCAGGCGACAGTTGAAGAAGATGGGATAAAAATATTCGCACTTCAATATATAGCTTTTCATCAGACAGAGCATTATGCATGGTTGGTTCCTGCGCATTGGATTGTTAATTTTAAACCAGCACCAAATCAGTGGTTACAGGAATGGAAACAAAGGAGAAATAGATATGCAATTAAGAAAGTAGCAAAAAATGCAGAAAGATCTTTTGCATTCCCAACGAAGAAACTTGCCATTGAAAGTTTATTGCGCCGGAAGAAGTACCATTTAATGAGAATCAAACAAGATTTGGCTGTTGTATCAACTCTTGTTGATGGGATGAAGAATATTGATACATCAACACCAGATATTGAATATAACTTTGGACACAACCAAGAAACAGAAAATTGGGTATTTTATTAGTACAAATAAGCACTGTGTATTCATTCCAACGAGTGAATACACGGAGCAATGTCGCTCGTAACTAAACAGGAGCCGACTTGTTCTGATTATTGTAAATCTTCTTTGCCCTCCAGTGTGAGGGCCTTTTTATATGCATACCAATAACGCTTCACTCGAGGCGTTTTCGTTATGCAATCAAATATAAGGAGTTACCCATGATGCACTTTCAGCTCGCGGGTAGCGGCGTCATGTCCGCTTTCTACCCGCACGAATCTGAATTATCACGCCGAGTTAAACAATTAATCAGAGCAGCAAAGAAACAACTGGAGGCGTTATGCGCAATGAAATAGCCATCAATCACCAGATGCTTCGTGCGGCACAAAACAAAGCAGTAATAGCCAGATTTATTGGTGATTCAAAAATGTGGCTTGAAGCAAATAAAGAGATGAAATCAGCTATCAACCTTCCGTGGTATCGCAGGAAATGAGTTTTACAGATAACTGGTCAGACGAAGAATTCATTCGTCAGATGAAAGAATTAATCGGTAACGAAGGAGATATTCATGTCACTTGCAACCACAGTGAAGGAGAGCAAGTTACAGAGACGCATGTACACGCAGCAGGCGTTAATGTATCGCCAGAAGGGAGATCGTGAAGGTGTTCGCGTATTTTTGAATGCGGCAAAGACTGAAGTATTAAATCAGCGTTATTTCCTTGGGCCATGCCCATTCTGAGAACAAACATATGAGCAAAGAATTTTACGCAAGACTGGCAGCTATTCAGGAGAACTTGAACGCGCCAAAGAATCAGTACAACTCATTCGGTAAATATAAATACAGAAGCTGCGAAGACATTCTTGAAGGAGTTAAGCCGTTACTGAATGGCCTGTTTTTATCAATCAGCGATGAAGTTGTGTTGATTGGTGATCGGTATTACGTGAAAGCAACGGCAACTATTACCGATGGCGAAAACAGTCATACGGCAACCGCACTAGCACGAGAGGAAGAAAGCAAGAAAGGAATGGATTCTGCACAAGTTACGGGAGCTACAAGCTCTTATGCACGCAAGTATTGCCTCAATGGTTTGTTCGGCATTGATGATGCGAAAGATGCAGATACAGACGAGCATAAACATCAGCAGAACGCAGCAGCAAAGCAATCAAAACCATCACCTACATCTGAACAGGTTCTAAAAGCATTCACTGACGCAGCAATGCAGAAAAACACCGTAGAAGAGCTTAAACAGGCGTTCGCCAAAGCGTGGAAGATGCTCGAAGGCACACCGGAGCAGCACAAAGCGCAGGACGTTTACAACATCAGACGAGGCGAATTAGAAGGAGCGGCAGCTTAATGGCACATTCGATTACTGTAAGACTAAACAAGCCCGCAAGAGAGTTTCAGGCCGGGGAAAATATCGGATTCAACATCCGTGCTGGCGTTCAGTATTACGATCGCCAGACAAAAAAGAAAGAATGGACAAACTACAGCGCCGTTGTATTTGCCAAGCCGGGAGCGCAAGTGGATTACTACCGTAGTGTTCTTGTTGAAGGTGGCATTGTTGAAATTACCGGAGAAAACATCAGGGTTGATGTTTATCAGGGGCAAAATGGTCAATCAATCACTCTTGAATTACTGAATGCAAAGATTGGATTTGCAGCTTCAGGAAATGGCCCGCAGCAGCAAAGTAGTAACCAGCAGAACACTCCTGTATACGACGATTCCATCCCATTCTGATTCAGAAAAATAAGGATTTAATTATGCCAGCGCCTCTGTATGGTGCGGATGACCCGCGCCGCTGTTCCGGCAATTCCGTATCGGAGGTGCTGGATAAATTCAGGAAAAACTACGACCGGATAATGTCTCTACCGCAGGAAACGAAAGAGGAAAAGGAATTTCGCCATTGTATATGGCTTGCAGAGAAAGAAGAACGCGAGAGAATTTACCAGACATCAATCCGACCATTCCGCAAAGCCACATATACCCACTTCCCTGAATATATCGACCCGCGCCTGCGTAATTACCGCTCACGCTATGGCGCCATCAGTAATGACTGAGGAATTTACCATGAGAGGACTTGCATACAATCCCGGCATTCTTCCGGCAGAAATGATTATTCGCCAACGCGTAAAGCCAATGCCATCGAGAGAGGAATCACTTAAGAGAAATTCTTTTCCATCAGTGAATCAAAACAAATATCTGAATGCGATGTGGCGCAAAGGAGGCAACCAGTGAGTGTATATCTTATTGATAAACGTCGACGTGGGCAACAAATACCACCTGTAGGAATTCCGAATCACACATGGTTTTGCGTACTTGATATCGATGGTATGGATGCGTTGGTTGACACTCGTCATTACTGCGATACCGCAACAGCTACTCCGGCGAAAGCAAAGAAAATGGCTGCTCTGATAGAAAACTGGACTCCACCTGATGGTTGGTGCAATGGGAATGATCGAGATTGGCATGAAAAAATGAAGGGCTATATCTGCGATTTCTTACGTAAATGCAACGGCTTCAGGGTGATGTGATATGACCAAAATTAACTATCAGGCACTGCGTGAAAAGGCAGAGAAAGCAACGTGTGGCGTGTGGTCGCTCGAATATGGAGAGGAGAGATTTGATGCTGGTGATGCGCTAATTCATCGTGAAGTTGTTGGATATCTTCCCATTTGCAGAATTGAAGGAGCGCATCCTGAAAGCGGTTTCGATGAAGATTTCCAAATGGAACAGCAGGCCAATGCTGAATTCATCGCCGCAGCCAATCCGGCTACCGTGCTGGCATTACTGGATGAACTGGAAAGAAACCAGCAATACATCAAACGCCGTGACCAGGAGAACGAGGATATTGCGCTAACGGTAGGGAAGCTGCGCGTTGAGCTGGAAGGCAAAGACAGCAAAATAGCCAATCTTACCGCCGAACGCGATGCTCTTCGTGAAGGTGAGATGGGCGACGCTAGGCATAGCAACACACGGGCCGCAGCTGATATCTACTTCCAACTGGTCGAGGAGTGCGAAATCCCTGCTGGCGGATCTCTGGTCGAGTACGTTGACGATATGCGCGAGAAGCTGGAAGCCGCAGAGAAGCGCATTGCAGAACTGGAAGCACGGGAGGTTGTACTGCCGCGTGCGCACGATGTTCACCCATTAGGGCCGCAGTCGGCGAAAATTTTTTGTGAGTTTCACCGGAGTATCGTGAACAGATGCGCCGATGAGATTCGCAAGGTTGGCGTCAAAGTCAGCATCAAGGGGAATTAGGGATATGGCTGAACTAACCAAAGAATGGCTGAAGCAAACTATCGCTGAATACGAAGCCAATCGTGATGAATTACCGTTTGGACTGGATACCAACAGTGCCATTGAGCTTCAGGCGTTCAAGTTGGAGCTGGCATCGCTGGAAGTAAAACCAGTTGCTTATATTTTCAAACATCCGGCCGGGAAATTATTCTGGGCTTTAACGGATGAAAGCAATAAAGAGCAAGCGGACGTTATTCCTGTTTATGCCGCCCCGCCAGTACCGGTAGTACCTGCTGCATTACCTGAGAACGACGATGAGGACGGGAATGACATTGATTATCTTGAGCCATCTGAAGTTTACGCGCTTGGGCGAACAGCTGGCTGGAACGCCTGTCGTGCCGCTATGCTTCAGAGTCAAGGTAATTGCATTAAGGATGGTTGGATAAGCTGTAGTGAGCGAATGCCTGAAAAGGGCCAGAACGTGCTTATTTCGGTGAATTTCGATAGCTCTCTGGTTGAACCGCTAATATGCTCCGCACGCTATACCGGAAGCACCTTTCGGCGCGGAGATGCAACGATTAAGCCGGGTAATGGTATTGAGCAAGCAACTCACTGGATGCCGCTACCGGAACCGCCGCAGGAGGTAAACCGTGGCTAACCTGCAACTTGCCGTTAAAGGTGAATAACAATCCTCGCACTCGCGGGGATTTCTTTTATCTGAACTCGCTACGGCGGGTTTTGTTTTATGGAGATGATAAATGCACTTCCGAGTCACAGGTGAATGGAATGGAGAGCCATTCGACAGGGTTATCGAAGCAGAGGACATCAACGACTGCTATAACCACTGGATGATATGGGCGCAGATAGCGCATGCAGACGTAACCAATATTCGAATTGAAGAACTGAAAGAACACCAAGCCGCCTGATGGCGGTTTTTTTTATTGGAGACAAGAAATGTCAGATTTGGCTATGAAGGTTTTGAAATGGCAATCAACTGGCGATGTCGGCATCAGTAGCGCAACTCTTGCCTCAATCGCATGTGGCCTGAAAAAGAATATCTATGGTCATCACTTCGGCGCTCCCCATGACGCAGCAGACTTTCGGCGATGCGTTGCACTTGTTGAGCAGATTCCAGAAATCAGAGATTCATTCGACAAGGTTGCAAAGCGCGTTCCGGCATTCAAAGGAATCCTCAACGAATGGGATTCACTCGTTGCTCTGTTGAAGTCTGAAATGAAGACGTACGGGAACAAAGCACCAGAGACTTACAGAAGAATCAGCGAGCTACGCAAGGACTAACCCGCCTCACACTCGATGAGGCCTGTTCATTTCTCAAGATATCCAGACCTACCATTGCTGCATCAATGCGGCTTTTTATTGCCTGATTTGCAGGTTCGATTCCATATTCGGAGATAGCACTCATGCAACACGAACTACAACCTGATTCACTGGTTGATTTGAAATTCATCATGGCTGATACTGGCTTCGGTAAGACCTTCATCTATGACCGGATTAAGTCCGGCGACCTGCCTAAAGCCAAAGTTATCCACGGACGAGCAAGATGGTTATATCGTGACCATTGTGAATTCAAAAATAAGCTCTTAAGCCGCGCCAATGGGTAAAATAGCGGGTAAAATATTTTTCACATCTAAAAAACACCATTCCAATCAATCCCCTGCCGCTTCAAGTAGATGTCTGCAGGGGACACCAGATACCCTTCAAACGAAATCTACCTTCACCCCGTAAAAGATGGGTTTGGCAGCACACTTGCCTTATATCTACTCATTTTTACTGCAACAGGTTGAAATCTCAGCACTGTCAGAAAGCGCTGATGACTAAACAGCCCTGAGCCGGGCGATGTAACCATCACACAGAATCCTGATAGCGAAATATGGCGTGACTCGATACTTCACTCCGCAATGCATTCCTTGATGAATTCGCAGGACCGTGATACACGGGACAGGTCACTGAATGACGACAATGTCCTGGAAATCAGCGAACCGCGCATCTGAAGTACATTTGAGCGACTGTACCAGAACATGAATGAGGCGTTTGGATTAGGCGATTATTAGCAGGGCTAAGCATTTTACTATTATTATTTTCCGGTTGAGGGATATAGAGCTATCGACAACAACCGGAAAAAGTTTACGTCTATATTGCTGAAGGTACAGGCGTTTCCATAACTATTTGCTCGCGTTTTTTACTCAAGAAGAAAATGCCAAATAGCAACATCAGGCAGACAATACCCGAAATTGCGAAGAAAACTGTTTGGTAGCCTGCGTGGTCAAAGAGTATCCCAGTCGGCGTTGAAAGCAGCACAATCCCAAGCGAACTGGCAATTTGAAAACCAATCAGAAAGATCGTCGACGACAGGCGCTTATCAAAGTTTGCCACGCTGTATTTGAAGACGGATATGACACAAAGTGGAACCTCAATGGCATGTAACAACTTCACTAATGAAATAATCCAGGGGTTAACGAACAGCGCGCAGGAAAGGATACGCAACGCCATAATCACAACTCCGATAAGTAATGCATTTTTTGGCCCTACCCGATTCACAAAGAAAGGAATAATCGCCATGCACAGCGCTTCGAGTACCACCTGGAATGAGTTGAGATAACCATACAGGCGCGTTCCTACATCGTGTGATTCGAATAAACCTGAATAAAAGACAGGAAAAAGTTGTTGATCAAAAATGTTATAGAAAGACCACGTCCCCACAATAAATATGACGAAAACCCAGAAGTTTCGATCCTTGAAAACTGCGATAAAATCCTCTTTTTTTACCCCTCCCGCATCTGCCGCTACGCACTGGTGATCCTTATCTTTAAAACGCATGTTGATCATCATAAATACAGCGCCAAATAGCGAGACCAACCAGAAGTTGATATGGGGACTGATACTAAAAAATATGCCGGCAAAGAACGCGCCAATAGCATAGCCAAAAGATCCCCAGGCGCGCGCTGTTCCATATTCGAAATGAAAATTTCGCGCCATTTTTTCGGTGAAGCTATCAAGCAAACCGCATCCCGCCAGATACCCCAAGCCAAAAAATAGCGCCCCCAGAATTAGACCTACAGAAAAATTGCTTTGCAGTAACGGTTCATAAACGTAAATCATAAACGGTCCGGTCAAGACCAGGATGAAACTCATACACCAGATGAGCGGTTTCTTCAGACCGAGTTTATCCTGAACGATGCCGTAGAACATCATAAATAGAATGCTGGTAAACTGGTTGACCGAATAAAGTGTACCTAATTCCGTCCCTGTCAACCCTAGATGTCCTTTCAGCCAAATAGCGTATAACGACCACCACAGCGACCAGGAAATAAAAAAGAGAAATGAGTAACTGGATGCAAAACGATAGTACGCATTTCTGAATGGAATATTCAGTGCCAT